GGCAAATCTGCCTAACACACATGATGCAATCGAGACAAGGTTTCTCAAGCAACTTACCATCAGTACCAAAGATCTTGGACAGGAACCCTCGCAGAAATACGGGGATACCGTGGCGAAAGCGGAAACCGCTTAAGTCACTTGGCTCCAAAAATCCTTTGTCAAGGCCACTTTCGAAGCCTTTACAAAAGGACGGAAGAGTAATAGTAAGAAAACTATCACCTTCCTCTTTGGTACGATCCGTGACTCTTTGAATGTCACGAATCGGGTCGACACCACACCTAGTCCCGCAACTAAGCAGGACTTGTTCCGAGAGCCATACAAGGCTTTTCACGATGCACCTTTCAGGGCACACCGGTCCAGGGTTTGCTGAGATCCTTACGGATCACACAGACTGTGGACGGTTTGCTGGCACTATCTGAACATCATCTTTAACTTCGATCTTACTCTTGCTAAAGAGCGGAGCGAGGAAAATGATGATATCAGCACAGTACTTAACTGTGTAAAATAGTGTCGGCAAGATGGTAGCTACCATCAGAAGAGGATGTCGGTTCCTACCGGATCTTCTCCTTTTAGGTTTCACCACCCAACACCTTGAGCAGATTTGCAGACGTACAGAAGCCCGTAAGGGCTACTGAGATGTCACGCAATTCGGCATTCGTGTAGCCAACGGTTGGGCCGTCAATAACAAGATAGGCTGACGTCGAATACAGCTGATTATTAGCCGAGGCAAGGGGATCTGCAGCGATTTTCTGCGCGTCAAGACGCACAGTAAAACGGTTGCGCTTCCCATATGCATGACTAATAGTAAGCTTATAAGCGCCATCATCTTTCTTGTAAATAGACGACTGACCATTGCGTTCAATCGCGGGAAGCGATTGAGCCACGGCGTTGACGGTAACAGACTGTGGATCAGCAAACATTTGGTTTCCGGAATGGGTTAGAGGTTACACTCGGGATATTCCGAGTGCAGCTAAGACGCCAAGTTGATAGTTTGAGAAACTATCAAAATTAGCGCCGAATCCATAAGGAGAGCCAACAACTCTGGTCTTGGAAATAGTCGTTGAAAACGACTCTCCAGACGCAGCACCGGAAGGAATCCAAGTAGTCCCTTGTGGGGATGTACCGGATTGATTCCAAGTGGTATACGATGACATACGTCTCCTAGATTCTAGGGTTCGCATGACATACGCATATTCAGCTGTTAGGTTGTCGACAGCATTTGACGACATGTTGGATATCATATCCCCCACGTTGCCAAACCAGTCCGCCAACCATGACCAGGGTAGCAGGTTCCAGATAACTTCAGGAGTCGGGTTGACTCCGAAAAGTGCTCTAGTTGCCCGCGCCTTCCATTGACTGCTACCAATATCGGGAATGTAGTATCGGAATTTTCCGACAAACCACACTCTTTCGATATTCTGGACGGTCTCGATAAATCGAGTACGGCCGCCCGTCCACGTAGGACCAGTATCATTCCACGACCCAAACGGGAACGCGTATGATACGTCTTGCGGGGAGGTAACAGAAATGGTATTCTTGATTTCGCGCCTGCGGTGGATGCCTTTACCGTTGTCACGGTAAATCTGTGCCAGTTGCTTATCGAGATTTCGATAAGTCTGGTACATATCCTGAATATCATTCAGGAGAGGTAACCAGCCAAAGATGCCATTGAGATACTCAGAACCAGGATTGGTTCCGTGTAACTTACGCCAGGTGTTCTTTCCTTGGATAAGGTCAGTTAACCTTTTGTAAAGATTCAATGGTATTCTCGGTAAGCCTTCTCGCGCCGTCTCAACAATAGTTGTTAAGACGTTCGCAGTTGGATTACCCGGACGTGAACGAGCCCATCCAGTTGCACCATAACTCCAGGCATCAGCCCTAAGTATGGTAGCATCTGACATGGCCTTCGTGTTAGCTATGGGAACCGGTTGAGCTAGTGTTCCATACCCAAAATTGGGTTGGAACCTAGCAGTGACTCCGTTCAAGCGCCAAGTTAATAGAGGACCGACAAAATGATCGGTTTCTATATGTCTGACGACGAATGGGCCACCCGACTTCCATTTGCCTTTCTTACGATCGTAAGAATGGTTTTCGCTAACCATCAAGAAGTCATCGTGAAAACCGTACTTTACAGCGTTATTCCCACTCCCATTCACATGGGGATAGGGAGTTACGGTGTATTGTCGTTTCACGATTTACCCTCCTCTTGGAAATACGTTATGCACAGGATATGCATAACGGGCATGTGTGAGTGCTAGACCCACCCAACGCGGCGAAAGCCGCCGGACCCCCTCGCG